TCTACGATTTGGAACGCGATCAAAAGCCTTGTAAAAAATGCTCTAAGTGCGGTTGCGTCTACCATTTCCGGTGCTGCGTCAAGTATCAGGAGCGCAATTGAGTCCGCGTTTAATAGCGCGATAAGCTTTATCACATCTCTCCCAGGCAAGGCATTAAAGTGGGGCAGTGAGTTTATTAATGGCCTCAAGCAGGGCATTATAAACGCTGCTCAAGGAGTGTTGGATGCTGTAAGCGGCATTGCCGACAAAATCACAAGTTTCCTTCATTTTTCCAGACCAGACGAGGGCCCGCTAAGGGAATATGAAAAATGGATGCCGGATTTTATGGCCGGACTTGCAAAAGGGATCAATGACAACAAATATCTAGTTGAAAACGCGGTGGCAGGTCTTGCCGCTGGCATGAGCGCTAACCTCTACAACGAGACGACCGCACCCGGCATTAATTATAACAAGATGTATGCGGCCATGAAAGCCGCGAACAAATATTCTAATTTTAAAATCGTCCTCGACGGGCGCGAGCTTGGACGAGGATTGCGCGGAATGGGGGTGCAATTTAGCGGATGATGCGTCTAGAGTACGTAAGCAATCGTGGTGATACCGTCGATTTATTACAATATGCCACGCGAATATATCAAGGGTCATTCCACGCCTACGAGTGGGACTATGACAGTGCAGAGCTGCCGCTTGGCATTAACGTGTACGGATATACGAGGAGTGAAACAACTTATGAAATTACCGTTGCCGTGCGCGGGACGGACGCGGAAAAACGCACTGCACTCAACAACATGACAAGCATTTTTGAACGCGATGTAATCAACAATACTCGCGGTAAATTGTGGTGGGATAACAGTTACATCGAGTGTAATATTATTGCGTCGCAAACGGCTCCGTCTGAGACGTTTTACGGCGCGGAAAAGACGCTTACGGTATTATGTCCTTACCCATTTTGGATTGTGCCGCAAGATTTTAACTTTGCCATATCGTCCGAATCCGCACAGCTTGGATTCCTTGATTATCCGTATGACTACAAGTATGATTACACTCCCAAAGAGGGTGGCAGAGAGGATATCTATATCAATCACTATGGTGACAGCAACTTTACAATGCATATTTTCGGAGGCGTTGTTGATCCATCCGTTGTGATCGGTGGCCATACGTACACGGTATATGATACCGTGCTGGATGGGGAGTATATCACCATTGACAGCAGAGACAAGACAGTAATTAAGCATAATAATAACGGCGAGATTGTCAATCTATTTGACAGTCGCAACAAGGCACAGTCTGTATTCCAACGGATTCCGAGCGGTAATGTTACCGTTAGTTGGTCCGGTAGCTTTGCGTTTAGCTTAACGGTATATGTCGAGAGGAGCGAGCCGTTATGGACAACTTAATTATTTTGGCTGACTCCGATGGTACAGAGATTAGATATCTAGATTACACTAAGATAGATATTGATCTTAACGATACTAGAGATTTTGAGCTTACGGTGTCCACATTTGATTGGCGGGACGACATCGACTTTGGGAGCATGATATTTATCCCTAATACGGAGTATGGCGGTATTATTGGCACGCGCAAAACAGAGACCGCCGAAAATGCTGTAATTATTACCGGCAGGACGTGGCGAGGAATTTTGGATAAAAAAATCGTAGAGCCTCCAACCGGACAAGATTACCGATATCTCACAGGGGAGCTTAATACGGTGATATCTATGTTGATAGATGATGCGGGGCTTAGTGGCCTCTTTGGCGTGTCCACAGAGTCTACAGGGGTTGACTTGTCAAATTATCAGGTCAACAGGTATGATACATTACTTACAGTACTATACAACGCTCTAAAGTCAAAAAATTATCGCCTAGATATCACATATAACCAGATAAGCAATCCCCATGTTGTGCTATCCGCGCAACCTATCGTAGACCACTCCAGCGAGATCGAGCTTTCGCAAGATAACAATCTAAATTTTGCCCTTGAGGAGATCAAAAACGGTGTTAATCATCTAATATGCCTTGGCAAGGGCGAGCTTAAGGAGCGCGAGGTAATCAATTTGTATATTGCTGAGGATGGCAGCGTTGGCACAACGCCATACTACACGGGTATAGATGATGTTACCGAGGTGTACGAGGACACATCCACGGATGAGCTGCAGCAAAAAGGCACGGAAAAGCTGCTAGAGCTGGCAAGTAAGCAAATATTTGATATGGACGTTGTGTCCCTTGATCTTGACATTGCCATTGGTGACATCGTCGGTGGCAGGGACTATATTACAGGCATGGCGATGGCAAAGCCAATCGTCAATAAAATTTACAGAATCGAAAATGGAAAAGAATCTATTGAATATGAGTTGGAGGGAGATGAGCAATAATGGAGGTTATCACCGCGGAAAAGGGATCGGCTCATATTACTGTGGCACAAGACGCAATGTGGCACCGTGGCATAGCAAATATAGAATCTTGTGTGTTTGATTATTTTGATGCGTTTGAGGCATCCATTCAATCTAATAACCTTATCCATGTGGGATCAGGCATTGGCATGATACAGGGACGCTATTTTTGCATCCCTAAAAACAGTTATGATAGTGTATCAATCGATAATGGATCGTTTGATCAAAGGCGTATCGATCTAATTGTAGCACGGTGGAATGATAATAACATGTCACTTGTCGTTATTAAGGGCACACCGACAACAGGATCACCAAGTCCCCCGTTACCGACTACGGGCGATCTCGACACAGGGGCAATTATTGCAGATATGCCACTATATGAGGTATATATTGACGGGATTAATATCGAGAGCGTTACGCCTGTCTTTGACCTTGTTGTTGGCTTTGGGAGTGGCGGCACCGTCTTATCTGTCAGCCGAGGTGGCACGGGTAAGTCTACGTGGACGACAGGCGGGGTATTGTACGCGTCAAGCAACAGTACATTAAGCCAAGTTAGTAACAATACTGGTGCAATGTATAAGACCAGCGTTAATGGCGCTCCCGTGTTTAACACTTTGCCCGTGGAGTATGGAGGCACCGGACAGACGCGGCTTTGGACTGGTATTACCTTTACAAAGACCAACTCTAGTTTTGGGTCGTTCTGGGGCAGTGTCCAGCTATATGGATATCTCGATATGGTCTATTTCAATATGGGTATTGCTGTAACTACCGGTGTAGCTCCCGGCAGTACTACGGTGGGGACGGTATCTACTACATACAAACCGGCAGTCAGAACACAGCTTGCTTCAAGCTTGTCTCAAGGCCACGCCTATATTGACACTGACGGCAACCTAAAGCTGTATTCCGCCATAAGCCTGGACAGCGGAACCACGGTCTATTTTACTGGTTGGTACTATATTGGTGATTAATGGGGTGATAAAATGTCAATAGCACAAGTACAGGCACTTATCAATGGGCAAACATATAATTTGACGTTAAATGACTCGACGGGTAAATATGAGGCGACCATTACCGCACCGTCAACATCCAGTTACAACAACAACGACGGCCATTATTATCCTGTATCTATTACAGCAACGGATGATGGTGGCAACAGCACGACGATCAACGATACAAGCCCTAATTTTGGGGATCAATTAAGATTAGTTGTCGTAGAAAAGGTTGCGCCAACCGTTGTAATTACAGCGCCGACAACAGGATCAATTATCACCAACAACAAACCTATAATTAGTGCACAGCTAAGAGATAATGATAGCGGTATAGATGTTGATACTATTATCCTCAAGATTGACAATACAGAGGCTGCATCGTCCGCAATTATTAAGACTCCGGTAAGTGGTGGTTATGATATCAGCTATACCCCTACCGATGCACTAAGTGACGGCGATCACACAATCACCGTCCAGGTATCGGATAACGATGGCAACCAGAGCAGCGTTGTGACGAGTACGATCAAGGTTGATACTGTACCGCCATCCCTGACGGTTACAACCCCCACCGATGGACTTATTACTAATACCGATACTCTTACTGTCTCCGGTACTACCAATGACGCAACGTCCAGTCCGGTAACAGTCACGATTACTCTTAATACTGTGGATCAAGGTGCTGTGACCGTCGATGGTGGCGGCGCATTTAGCAAGTTGGTTACGTTATCGGAGGGTAGTAATACTATTGTTGTTACAGCAACGGACAGCGCCGGCAAAGCGTCAAGTGTAGCACGTACCGTTACACTTGATACGGGGGCACCGATATTCCAGAGCGTGTCTATTGCTCCCAACCCTGTTGATGCCGGGGCAACTTATGTTATTACTGTTGAGGTAACGGATTAATGACGGTTGTTAAGCTGGTCGGCAGAGCCGACAATTTTGACCTTGTGTTTCGTCAGGACGATCGCGGTTTATGGGATGCCACAGTGCCCTCCGT